GTATATATGTATATAGATATATATAGCAAGAAGCATGCCAACAATGAACATGGAGACACTTGGAATGAGCGAACAAGACATGGAAGTGGCAGCACAAGAGATGGCATTACACATCTCAATGTGTGTGAATGGTGAATACGTCCGGTCTTGGGGATTGGATAGTTTTTTAACGAAGCTCTTGGAATATGTTGACGACAGTGATGTCAATGATGTACAAGATGCTCTGTTTTACTTGGAGAATAAGTGATGAAGTACAGAACAACAGAAGAAATGATTAATTTGTTAGATGCTTTGATTGTTGGTGATGATATCACTAGTGATGAAGTGGAGTTGTTTGAAGATGTAATACAACGTATTGAGCAATTGAACAAGCAAATTGAATTTATGCGAGAACGCACTGACGCTGCAGCAAACATTATTGGACATAACGTGATTACGGAGGCCATGTATGAATGATATTGATACATACATGTTGATGGTGGAGTTATGTAAGCGTGTTTCAGATTATGAGTTTGATCCAGAGCCTGTACACGATCCTGTTTTAGAAACACTATCAACACAACTTGGAACTTTACTTGATCTTCATCAAGAGTTGTACGGTACGATTAAAGTATATCGTTCAACGTTAGAAGCAAGAATAGAGGAATCAGAATAATGGCATTTGTCAATTACAACCTGGCGTGTCCATCCTGCAACAGCAGTGATGCATTTGCCATTGATGATAGTGGATGGGGGACGTGTTTCTCATGCTCCACACGCATTCCTCCAGACGGGGATAGTAGGGAGACATGGAAGAAGGCAGAAACGTCCGATCTGAAGCCTCTCAATGCGTCTGAGGCACTGTTTACAGCAGACTTGACAGACAGGAAGCTCACTAAAGACACCTGTGTACGTTATGGTGTTGGATGGAACAATGGTGATTTGTATTTTCCTATTGGTGAAGCTGCGAAGGTGCGCATCAATGGAGAGAAGCAATTTAAAATCATTGGAGACTTCCAGGCAGACAAGCGATTGTTTGGACAAGAGCGTTTCCCTGCAGGACAGAAATATCTCATCGTCACTGAAGGTGAATTTGATGCNATGTCTGCGTATCAAATGATGCAAGGAAAGACACCATGTGTGTCTGTACGTAATGGTGCGCAGAGTGCGTTAAAAGACTGCAAGGAAAATTATGATTGGTTGGATAGTTTTGAATCTATTGTGTTTGCTTTTGATAGTGATGCTCAAGGCTTAGAATCACAAGCAGCCTGTTGTGAATTGTTTTCACACAAGGCCAAGTACATGATACATCCTGAAGGCATTAAGGATGCTAACGACTATCTGACAAAGAACAAGAGTGCTGATTTTGTACAAGGCTTTTGGCGGGCAGAGAAGTGGACACCTGATGGGATTGTCTGCGGGTCTGCTTTGTACGATGAAGTGATGAAGCCATTGGAAAAGGCTGATTGTTTCTATCCCTTTGATGGCCTCAATGACTTGACATATGGCATACGTAAGCATGAGCTAGTGACAGTGACAGCCGGGAGTGGGCTTGGTAAGAGTCAATTCTTACGTGAAGTGATATGGGGCATCATGCAATCAACAGACAGCAAAGTGGGCTGTATGTTCCTGGAAGAATCCATACGNAAAACAGGCCTTTCATTGATGTCTCTGGCTGCAAACAAGCCNTTACACCTTCCAGACGCTGTTGCAACGCAAAAGGAGAAAGATGATGCTTTCGCTCAGACACTTGGNACAGATCGTCTGTATTTCCTTAATCATTTCGGCAGTGGTGATGTTGATAGTATCGTCAATCATGTTCGCTACCTTGCCAAAGCTATGGGATGTGAGTATGTGTTCCTTGATCATATTTCTATCGTTGTTAGTGCTCAGAATAACGGGGATGAACGAAAAGCCATAGATGAGATTATGACCAAGCTTAGAATGCTTGTGCAGGAAACAGGCATCAGTTTGATTTGTGTCTCACACTTGAAACGTCCTGAAACCAAAGGACATGAGGAAGGGGCTGCAACAAGCCTAGCACAATTACGTGGCAGTGGTAGTATTGCTCAGCTTTCAGACATGGTGATAGGACTTGAGCGTAATGGACAAGCTGATGATGTACGTGAACGGAATACAACATATGTGCGTGTGCTGAAGAACAGATTCGCAGGGATTACAGGGAAAGCATGTGCATTGCTTTACAGTTTGCACACTGGTAGAATGACTGAAGTGGAAGAACAGGAGGATTTGTAATGTCGGGGTATATTACAAACTATAAATTCTACTATCGTTGGATAGCAATTAAGAAGTTCTTAACAACAGAACATTCTTATAAAGAATCCAGGTCAGGACTTATCATTGATGAGCATTTTCTCATCGCAGCAAATAAACCAAAGATGCGTCCATTAGGTCAAATTGACTGGGCATGGTACACTCCTAAAACCTTAGCAAAAGCAATGGATGAGGGGACAGTGTTGCAGTATTACGAAATGATGCTTAAAGATAAGCGATCCGATCCAAACAAATGGAAGAACAAAGATGAAGAAATGCAAAAGAAAGCATTGTACGCATCAAGATCAGGAGCAGCAGAACTGTTATGAGCGAACGTAAACGCTTTGATCGAGAGCTATTTGAGAAATACGATAAGGCTGCACGTAAGGTGACAACAGAGTTTTTGCAAAGCAAAGGCTATGATGTTGTTGAGCATCCTGATCGTTATGCTCAAGATTTGATTGCGTACATGCCCCTGGATGATTATGAATTCAATGTGGAATGTGAAGTGAAACGTGTATGGAAGGACAGTGTGTTTCCATACGAATCTGTACAGCTTCCACAACGTAAGGAGAAGTTCTTTGACGGCAAGACACGCTTCTTTATTTGGAATGAGCCGTTAACACATGCAGCCACATTCTGGTGTCTTGATTTGCAAGACCTACTACCTGTTGAAGTGCCTAACAAATACATGTATAAAGACGAATACTTCTTTCAGATTCCTTTAGACAAGGTGGAATTCATCAGTGTTGACGCTTGACATTGAAACAGACAGCAAACAAACAGTGATATGGTGTTGTTGTTGCCAGGATGTCGATACAGGCGAGATGTATACATTCACGTCACCTGAAGGCCTCCAAGACCTCATCAACAATCACGATGGTATTGTCGGGCATAATATTATTTCCTTTGATGCCTATTGGTTGCGTGTTCTGTGGAATGTCACGATTAAAGCCTCACAAGCTGTTGACACCCTGGTGATGTCACGTTTACTTGAGCCTACATTACAAGGAGGGCATAGTTTACGTGCTTGGGGTGAAAGGCTTGGAGAGAACAAACTAGACTTTGATGATTATGATGGAGGATTGTCTGATGAGATGTTGGAATATTGTCAGAAAGACGTTAGAGTCACGACAGCTTTATTTAGAATGCTTCAGGATTCCTTTAAAGGATGGAAGGATGCGAGACAGAGTATTGCTTTGGAGCATCAAACAGCGATTGAAATTGCTAAACAAGAGCGAAACGGTTTTAAACTGGATGTTCCTCAAGCTCAAGTATTATATGCTCAGTTGTCAGACAGAATGGCAACTATTGAAGATCAGATGCAGAGTGTATTCCAACCGATTGTTGAAGAGCGTTGGAGCGAGAAGACAGGAAAACGACTGAAGGATAANGTGACAGTGTTCAATCCTGGTAGTCGTAAGCAGATAGCGCAACGTCTACAACAGCTTGGATGGAAGCCACAGAAGCATACAGAGAAAGGATCTGTTGTTGTCGATGAGACAACACTAGAAGATGTTGAAATACCTGAAGCAGCTTTAATCGCAGAATACTTGATGATTCAGAAACGTGTCGGTTTGATCGACTCATGGCTAAAACATGTCGATGAAAAGACAGATCGTGTACATGGTGGTGTGATTAGTAATGGTGCTGTCACTGGACGTATGACACATCATAGTCCCAATTTGGGACAAGTGCCTTCAGTGAACAAGCCCTATGGTGTTGAATGTCGGAAGCTGTGGACTGTCGATGACGGGAATGTTTTAGTTGGTACAGACCTTTCCGGGATCGAGTTGAGGTGTTTATCGCATTACATGCAAGACCCTGAATGGCAGGAGGAATTACTGAATGGTGACATCCATCAGAAGAACGCAGACGCTGCGGGCATTACAAGACCGCAAAGTAAGACTCTTATCTACGCAACTCTGTATGGTGCAGGGGCAGCCAAGATTGGCACTATTGTCGGGGGCGGTGCGAAAGAAGGACAAGAAGTATTGCAGAACTTTTATCGCAACACCCCTGCGCTATCAAAACTCATGGAGAAAGTTCGGAAGTTGGCGGAGAAGGGGTATGTACCAGGCTTGGATGGTAGAAGAATATTGGTGCGTTCAGAACACGCAGCACTTAATTCACTACTCCAAGGATGTGGGGCTATTATTGCCAAGCAGTGGTGCATTGAGGCACACAAAGAGTTCAAGAGACAGAGACTTTCTGTACAACAAGTTGCATTCGTGCATGATGAAATCCAGATTGAAGCACATAAATCCGATGCGGAAGCTGTTGCGTCAATCATGGTAGGGGCAGCCCGACAAGCAGGGCTGACATTGGGGTTTCGGTGTCCTGTTGACGCTGAAGCAAAAATTGGTAATAATTGGTATGACACACACTAAAGATGTGTTATAATATTATCTACTCACCAACAGGAGAATGAGTATGAGCAATCAAGTAAAGTTTAACGCCACGTTGATGTGGGGATACCTGGACAAGAAGGATGAGGAAGGATCGCCACAAGCGTCTCAATATCCTGATGGCAAGTATAAGGTGACATTGACACAGTTGAATGAAGCTGCTGTCAACGCAATCAATTCACTTGGATTGAAAAACCCGCCTAAAGCTCACAAGTCTGAAGAGCATGGCACGGTATTGACACCTAAATCTAACATCCCTATTGAAGTGGTGGATACAGACGACAATCCTATCCCAGGTAATAAAGTGGGATGGGGAACTAAGGCATCTGTCCTGCTTGGATCTTATGATTGTAAGTATGGACGCTTTGCGACAATCAAGAAGATTGTTGTGACAGACCTGGTTGCACCGCCAGAGCCTGAAAATGTCGAAGACGCTACAGAGGAAGAAACTCTGTAATGTCTTATTCAGTAGCGATCATTGATGCCGACATCCTCATCTATCGTTTTGGTTTTGCATCCAACAACGACAGTGAAGATGTTGCTATCCGGACAATGGCACATTTTCTTGAAAACCTAATCATGATAGATTTGCCATTATGTACAAAATGGTCGTTACATCTGACAGGTAAGAATAATTTCCGGCATGGTGTTGCTGTAACAGCACCATACAAAGGAAATCGTAAATCAGAAAAACCGCAGCATTATCATTTGCTGCGGGAGTATTTGGTGTACGCATGGGATGCTGTCATCTGGGACGGATTTGAAGCAGATGATGCCATTGCGATTGAGGCTACAGAGTTAAACGGTGAAGGAGTTATTGTTTCTCTGGATAAAGACCTGGATCAAGTGGTAGGATGGCACTACAACTTTGTTAAGGACAATCTTTATTACGTCAATCAGCAAACAGCATCCTTTAATTTCTACAAGCAGTTTCTCACTGGAGACGCTGTCGATAATATCAAAGGTGTACATGGTATTGGCCCTAAGAAAGCTGAGAAGCTTTTGGAAGGTAAGACAGACGCTGAAATGTGGGACGTGATTGTGGAGCATTTAGGATATGACCGTGCCATTGAAAACGGACATCTTCTGTATATGCTGCGTTCAACACAAGATAGTTTCACACCACCGACTGAGGTGATAACGTGACACGTGGAGTGAAGAACAAAGCAGGGAACACTTGGACAACGGCAAGGTATTTTAGTTTTATACGTTCGGCCCTCAGACGTGCTTGGACTAAATACCCTGTCCGTTACCAGGTGATGGACAAGGCAAGGAAGCCTTATTCAGGGAAGGATAAACGTACCAAGTGGGTGTATGAATGTGCTCAGTGTCAAAAGCTGTACAAGTCTACAGAAATTAACATTGATCACATCACACCCGCAGGTACACTCACTAAGTATTCAGACCTGCCTAAGTTTGTAGAACGCTTGTTCTGTGAAGCAGATAATTTACAGGTGCTGTGCAAAACCTGTCATGATGTAAAGACAAAAGAGGAAAGGAAGAAATGAATCCATATGATGAAGAAGACAAGATTTACATGACCTTTGAATTACGTGGTCATGGTAAGGAACATATCATTCGCTGTGAATATGATGACGACATTCATTGGTCTGAATTAATTGATGATGTTGTTAAGCAGATTGAAGCCACATGGGGTTATTCTTTTGACTTTAAAGGTGACATCGGCATCTACTACAAAGGAAAGAGTGATAATGACTAATGCTGTGCAAGTGGGAGGAAACCACTACACATCAAAGTCTGTGCAGCCTTGGGAGGCAATGGAGTCCTGGATGTCTGAAGAGGCATTCAAGGGCTACATCTGGGGTAATGTGATTAAATACATGGCACGATGGGAAGACAAAGGTGGTGTTGAAGATTTGAAAAAAGCTCATCATTATCTTGACAAGCTCATCTCTATCGTGTAAAATAGTGGGTTCGCATCGGACATGATAACGCTTGAAGAACTTAAACAGAAGCTGATGCAGTTGGATGAAATATCTCTTGTTGAACTACTTGAGATTACATCTGAAGACATTGTGAATCATTTCACTGATGTTATTGAAAACAACTACCAAGAAATAGCCGGAGACTTTGATGAAAACACACCTTGGGATAACGATTGATGTTGAACGTGACTCTCGCCTCAGTGATCAAGCAATTAAACTCATGCAGGACTACTACATGCTTGACAGCGAAGACAGTCCTCAACAGGCTTTTGCACGTGCTGCAGTGGCGTATTGTTATGATGACCTTGAATTAGCACAGAGGATTTATGACTATGCTTCAAAAGGTTGGTTTATGTTTGCGAGTCCTGTGCTCAGCAATGCCCCAGAACCGAATGGAAAGATTAGTGGCTTGCCTATTAGTTGTTTCCTTACTTACGTGGGTGACAATCTTGATAGCCTTATTGAACATAATGGTGAAGTAGCATGGCTTTCCGTAAAGGGCGGAGGTGTGGGTGGGCATTGGTCAGACGTGAGAGGGATCAGCGACAAAGCCCCAGGCCCGATGCCGTTCATGAAAGTAGTGGACAGTCAGATGACAGCTTACAAACAGGGCAAGACTCGCAAGGGGAGCTATGCCGCATACCTAGACGTAAGCCATCCTGACATTGAAGAGTTTATATCGTTTAAAGTGCCTACAGGTGGCGACATCAATCGTAAGTGCTTTAACTTGTTTAACGCTGTGAATATCACAGACGAATTCATGGAGAAAGTAATTAATGATGAACAACACGATCTTACAGACCCGCACACAGGAATTGTTAGAGATACAATCCCGGCTCGTAAACTGTGGCAACGAATCCTTGAAGCTAGGTTCAGAACTGGCAGTCCATACCTTAACTTTATTGACACAGCCAGAAGAGCTTTACCAGAAGCTCAAAAGCAACTTGGATTGTCAATTAATGGCTCTAACCTCTGCAACGAAATCCATCTCGCAACATCTGAAGAACGAACAG